TGCTTACGCAACTACCCATGCCTGATGATATGTATACCTTCGATGTGCCATTTCAACTGGCGTGTACTCCTAGTTTTACCAGCATGATGGAGCATCTTGAGAAAGACTACGGCGAAATACCTATGGTAATGAGCCACATGAGCCTTGACACAACCATTGTGTTATTCGTAAACAAAGAGCAAACAACGTCTACCCTCGTGGTTACACGAAGTAATAAGGATAGGGAAGAGGCTTGTATTCTTTGGGGCGGTCAGTCAAATGGTACGTCACTTAGCATCAACCCTAACCCAGTGTACCCCGAGGAAAAAACATGAGCGGAATAAACATACCATCCTATTTACTAGGCGCAATTATATTTCTTATTGGTCAGACCGCCACTGCTATCTGGTGGGCATCTGGTATATCTAATGACGTTGAAGAGTTAAAGCGTGACAGAGATGACATCAGGATGATGGTCGATCATTTAGACGTATTGACCTACAGGATTGAAAGTCTTGAAGCGACAATCGACAGGGCGTTTGGAAAGGAGATGCGTTAATGGCAGTAAAAAAAGATTCTAGGTTGGCAAGGGCTGGCGTATCTGGTTACAACAAACCCAAACGCACACCAAACCATCCTAAGAAATCTCACATTGTAGTAGCCAAAGAAGGTAGCAAGGTTAAGACGATTCGTTTTGGTCAGCAGGGTGTAACTGGAGACAAGCAACCAACCAAAAGGCAAGCGTCTTTTAAAGCGCGTCATGCTAAGAACATAGCCAAAGGCAAAATGTCTGCGGCTTACTGGGCAAACAAGGTGAAGTGGTGAAAGGCGTTAAACATTATTTCCGTGATGGAACGGAACACAAGGGCGGCACTCACAAGGATGCTAAAGGCAAACTGATGTCTGGTGCTAGACATACCAAGAACAGTAAGTACCTGTACCATAAGAACGAGTTGTCAAAGACTGCACAGAAGAAAGCAAAAACTAATTACATCGGGCCAATCAAAGGGAGGAAACTGTAATGTACGGAAAGATGAAGAAACCCATGAAGAAGAAACCTATGAAGAAAGGTAAGAAAAAATACTAATGCCACGCAAAGGTTTATACGCAAACATCCATGCCAAACGTAAACGAATCAAGGCTGGATCAGGAGAGAAAATGCGGAAGCCCGGAAGCAAAGGAGCGCCAACAGCAAAGGCATTTAAACAATCAGCCAAGACAGCGAGGAAGAAATAATGTGGGAACAAACAGTAAAGAAGTGGAACCAGTTAGGGACGAAACAAAAGATAGTGGCTATCGTGGTAGCCGTCGTACTTCTTGGCATAATCACTGCATAACATGGTTATTCTTGACCACTCTGATAAGCGGGTGCGAGACTCTGAGGGACGCGACGTACAGCGGGACGGGAGCGGCAATCGGTGCGGGAGCCGCAACTGTAATCAGCGGTGGTGTAACTGCTCCGATGGCGGGTGCGCTGGTGGGTGCCTCGACAGGGATTGTCCTTGCCGACCTGACTGAAGATGAGATTGCAGAAGGTGTAACATATATAGAAAGAAAATCTTTCTTTACAATTATTGAGGATTTGGTGGAGGTTGCAGGATGGGGTCTGATACTGTTTTTTGTGGGGCCGATAATTCTGGGATGGATTCTGCCTGGACCGTTGGAAAGAAAGAAAAAGAACTAGTCATCGTAGAATGGCGTGACATTATAGCAACTTCTGGGTGGGAGCAAGAACCAACTTGCCCCACCTTTTTTAATGTGGGTTGGCTGGTTAGACAGGACAGTGAGGTGATAGTTCTGGCAACGTGTAAAGACCCTGATGACTTTACAGGAGAGTCATCTGATCCCCCTCCTGTTTACTATGGGTTTCATGTTTTTCCTCGCGGTTGCGTTGTTTCCGTTTCTGTAGTTCAGCGTACTGGTACAGAGTAATACCCTCGTTCCTCTGAAATATCTCGCGCCATGTGCGCCACTCTCCGTCACGACACTGTATAGATTCGTGCTGATGCACCCAACAGTATCTTGCGAAGTGATACCTTCTCTGCTCGTCCCACTCCTTTTCCTGTTCTGGGCTTGGGTTTAGCAGTATAACTTCCTTCCATCTAGGACATAGTTCATTGGAAATCCTAACCTGTACTTTTTCTTCTTTGCTTTTAGCAGAAATTCTTCTCTATAAATCTCCCCTATAAATTCAACCTCTGAGAAATTATCCTCGTCTACCCTCATAAGGGCGTACTTCAATGGTTGATTTTCTTTTTTTTCTACCTCTCTCTGGGTAATCTTTAGGTCAATGTCTGGCCCTTTCCAAGTAGATGTCTTTACTTCTACGTTCCCAACATCACCAGTGTTATCATCGCCTTTAGAATATATCTCTTTGTTTACTTCTCCACCCCGCATCTTTGCGTAGGCAATTTCACCAAGCATCCCAAGAAAGTGTGGTTTATATCTTGGGTCGCCAATAAATTTGGCAAGTTTTGATTCTGTGGCGCTTGTCATTTTGGGGCCAGTGTCCCTAACACTAACGTGTTTTGCCTCATGCCTTTGTGATGCCAGGTCTAGCGCCTCTTTCAGTTCAGACTTATTTAGTTTTATTTTCATTTACCCACTCCAGTATGCACTCATCCAACTCCTCTTTAGTTTTAAAGTATCTGTTATCAACGTGCATATAAGTTAGTTTGTCATCGCTTGCCAGAAAGCACCACCCTTTAGGATGATTTGACCTTTCTACTCTGATGTTTGATCCGGGTATTCTACCGAAGTTGAACCCGCTACCTCTGCCCCACTCAATGGACATCTGGGCCTTTCAACTCTGGACTAAAGCCAATCACATTACCTCCAATGTCCTGACGTAACATACGCTTTAACGCTCTCCACATATACTCATGCCCTGCATACTCTGATTGTTGAGCGCACCCTTCAAGCAAGTCTTCCATCTCATCATTGTCAAACAGTTCGTGATTCATTCCGTCTGTCATCAGTTCTAATGCTGAGTCAAAGTGGAATATAATCATTGTGGGTATACTCATTTAATTTTTTTCATCCTTTGATACAGTGTCTTTGCGGCCATAAATGCTTGAAAATTCTCATCTATTTCTGTTGATCTGACGGCTTCAAACTTTCCCGTTTCTTTGTCGCATCTAAGTATGTAAGTCGCATCCACTGGCTTTCCGTGTATATCTTCG